CATGGGTATTAACTCGTGATAGTGTAAACAATACTCAAATCTACATTCCAGCAACGGCTGAGGTGACGAGAAACTTGGCATTGACCGATAACATTGCATTCCCATGGTTCGCAGCGGCAGGTTACACAAGAGGTATTGTGAACTCAATCAAAGCACGTAAGAAGTTGACTCAAGAGGATAGAGATACTCTTTACCAAGGAAGAATCAACCCAATTGCAACCTTCTCTGATGTTGGTACGGTAATTTGGGGTAACAAAACTCTTCAAATTAGAGAATCTGCTCTTGATAGAATTAACGTGAGAAGATTATTATTACAAGCTCGTAAATTGATTTCAGCAGTTTCTGTGAGATTGTTATTCGATCAAAACGACGAACAAGTAAGACAAGACTTCTTAAATGCGGTTAATCCAATCTTAGACGCAATCAGAAGAGATAGAGGTTTATACGACTTTAGAGTTACGGTTTCAAGTGACACTGAAGACTTAGACAGAAATCAAATGGTAGGTAAAATCTATATCAAACCAACTCGTTCATTAGAGTTCATAGATATAACATTCTACATCACTCCAACAGGAGCATCGTTTGATAATATCTAATCAGACAAATAATTTAAAGGAAAAGGGGAATTCGTTCCCCTTTTTTTATTTACCTAATATTTATTAATGTATGAAAAATTATTATAAACATATCGTTAAACAAATTATTAACGAAATTATAGAGGAAAGAAAAACTCCGGTAATGAAATATTATGCATTTGACTGGGATGATAACCTTATGTTTATGCCAACAAAGATATATCTTAAAGACGATGAAGGTAATAGTGTTGGTATGTCTACCGAAGATTTTGCGGAATATAGAACTGATGTTGGTAAAGAACCTTTCGAATATGAAGGACATACCATAGTATCTTTTGATAAAGAACCTTTCAGAGATTTCGGTGTATTGGGTGACAAACAATTCTTAAAAGATGCGATGTCATCACCAACAGGACCGGCTTGGAACGATTTTGTGGAAGCAATTAATAATGGATCAATTTTTGCAATTGTAACTGCGAGAGGTCATACACCTTCAATGTTAAAAGAAGCGGTTTATAGATTGATTAAACAAAACAAACATGGTTTGGATTCAAATCAGTTGGCAAAAAACCTTTTAAAATATAGAGACTTGGCAGATGAAGAAAAATTATCTAAAGATCAATTAATACGATCTTACTTAGATATGTGTCGTTTTCATCCTGTGTCTTTCGGAGAAGGTTCGGCAACTAACCCTGAACAAGGTAAAATAAATGCAATGGAAGAATTTGTTAGTTATGTGAGAAATTTATCACATTCATTACAACAAAAGGCATTTATGAAAAACAAGATTAGTAATTACTTTACACCATTTATTGGATTTTCAGATGATGATGTAAGAAATGTAGAAACTATGAAGAAGCATTTTGATAAAAAAGAAGATAATATATTAAAGACTTATTTAACTGCAGGAGGACAAAAGAAATTATATTAACTAGTTTGTCTGGTCTAGTATAAGAATATGTCCAAAAAAAATGGAAGTAAATAGAAAAATTTTATTATCGTGATATTTATAATAAAAACTAAAATAAACTAAAAACTAAAATAAATAATTATGGCTGATTTGTTAATGAAAATGCCTATTCCTTACGAACCTAAACGCGAAAACCGTTGGATTTTAAGGTTCCCATCATCACTTGGTATTAATGAGTGGTATGTGGAGAGTACTTCGAGACCTAAATTAAAAATTAATTCAGTGAACATTCCTTTCTTGAACACTGAGACATACGTTGCGGGTAGATTCAACTGGGAAGAAATTTCAGTTAAGTTTAGAGATCCAATCGGACCTTCAGCGTCTCAAGCGGTTATGGAATGGATTCGTTTATGTGCGGAGTCTGTTACAGGTCGTATGGGTTATGCTGCAGGATACAAGAAAAATGTTGATTTGGAAATGTTAGACCCAACGGGAGTTGTTGTTGAAAAATGGATTTTAGAAGGAGCCTTTTTGACAGGATATGATGGTGGTTCATTATCATATGACTCTGATAAGATTGCGGGGATCACTTCAAATATTCGTATGGATCGTTGTATATTAGTATACTAAAAAAATTTACTTTTAATATTAACCGTGTACATTTATAGTGTATACGGTTTTTTGTGCAATAATAAATTAAAAAATATAAAAAAAATGGATCAAGATACGGCTGCTTACGGGCAAATGGACTTTAACTTACCACATGATGTGGTGACACTACCTTCAGGTGGTTTATTCTACAAATCTAAAAAGAAAAGTGTTAAGGTTGGTTACTTAACTGCGAGTGATGAAAATATTTTAGTGAATATTGATTCAAGAAGATCAATTAATGAAAGTGTTGTATTACCTTTATTACGAAATAAACTTTATGAAAGGGATATTAGACCTGAAGAATTATTAGAAAGCGATATTGAAGCGATTCTTTTATTTTTACGTAATACATCCTTTGGTCCTGAATATAAAATAACAACTATTGACCCAAGTAACGGTCAATCTTTTGAGGCTTCTGTTATGTTGGATGAATTAAATCTTACGAAACCAAAAGTACAACCTGATGAAGATGGTACATTTACTGTTAAATTACCACAATCAAAAGTAGATGTTAAACTTAAAATGTTAAGTTTATATGACACAATTGAAATTGCTAAAATAATTGATTCATATCCCGCTGGATATACTGCACCTACAATAACAACAAGACTAAATAAGACCATTTTAGAATTAAATGGTAGTCCTGATAAAAATGAAATAAGCGTATTTTGTCAAAATATGCCAATTGGTGATTCTAAGTTCATAAGAAATTTCCTTAAAGAAAACGAACCGAGATTGGATTTAAGGAAAACAGTTTACACCCCGTCAGGAGAAAAAGTCGATGTAATCATCAACTTTGGGGTGGAGTTTTTTCGGCCTTTCTTCTAATCACTCAAAATTTTTATTAGATGAGTTTTATTATTTGGCGAAATTTTTAAGAACGTCGTATAATGAATTCTTAAAAATTCCAACCTATATTAGGAGATATCTCCTAGATAAGATAGTAGAGGAAAATACGCCCAAAACTTAATACCTAAATATTTATTGTAAAAACTATTAATGGGTGAATTAGACAACATAAAAGGTTTAAGTAGTGATGACTTAAAGAAAATTCAAGGTTATATTGATAATGCTTATAGTAAAGGTAAATCTGATGGAACTAAAACTAGTAAATCATATGGTGGTGGTGAGGGTGATTTAGATGTTGAAAAAACCTATGTAAATAATACCACTGACCTTTCTAATAGTGCGGATACTTTTGCCGGTATACTTAAAGATTTTAAAGACGCTGCGGACCCAACTAATTTTAAAGGTGCTGATTATTTAAGGGATCGTGCTCAAGAAATGTCTAATGAGTTAGGTCTTGGTCAGGCTAGAATGTCTGAAATTAAGACAACTATTGCCGACGCATTACCTGAAATGATTAAACTTGGGGTAAGTGAATCGGATGCGTTAAAGGCAATGACGGAAATTCCTAAAGATTTAGGGGTTAATACTTCTTTAGGAAAAGAAGCACTTGTTGAGATGGCTGCCGCCTCTAATGTTGCGGGAGTAAGTGCAAGTAAAATGGCATTGGAATTTAAAGGTGTTGGTATGTCATTGTATGATGTTGGTGACAGAATGGCGGAAGTTGCAAATTATGCAAAAAGTGTTGGTGTTAATGTGAAGGCAGTTTCTGCGGACGTTGTTAGTAATTTAAAACAATTAAACCTATTCAATTTTGATAGTGGAGTTAAAGGTTTGGCGAAAATGGCCTCTCAAGCATCTATGTTAGGATTTAGTATGGAAAAAACATTCAAACTAGCGGATGATTTAATGTCACCTGAAAAGGCAATTGATTTATCGGCATCATTACAACGTTTAGGTGTTGCAAGTAGTGCGTTATTAGATCCATTAAAGGCGATGGATTTAGCACAAAATGACCCTGAGGCACTACAAAAAGAAATGATTAACATATCTAAAGAATTTACCAAATTAAAGGCTGATGGGTCAGGTTTTGAAATTTTACCTGGTGCAAAACGTAGGTTAAGAGAGATTGCACCTCTATTGGGTATGAATGCTGATGAATTGGCAAATATGTCAATTAAGAGTGCCGACTTGGATATGAAGATGAGTAAAATTAAATTCCCAAGTTTTGCGGCATCTGAAGAAGATAAGATGTTAATTGCGAATATGTCTCAGATGAAAGGTGGTGAGGCGGTACTTCAGATTAGAAATGATATAACGGGTAAAATGGATGACATTAATGTTAAAGATTTAACGGCAGATCAAATTACTAAATTAAAAGAACAACAATCAAATGAAAATAAAACAATTGAACAAATTGCTTTAGATCAATTAACCGCATTACAACAAATTAACAAATCTATTTCTGGTAGTAAAGTTGCGGTTGATCTTGGTAAGGCAACAACACCAACGATGGATAGGTTTTATAATGTTATGAATAAAACTGAGGCAATAATAGCAACAAATATAACTAAAGACATAACAACTGAAAACGTAAGAGGTGCCGCAACAAATACTCTTGGACCTTTGGAACAAGAAATGATAAGATATTTTAAAGGTGAAACAACTTGGAAAACGGTTGAGACATCATTAACTTCGGTTAAGGATAGTCTAGTTTCAATTGCCGGAGATATAGTCAAAAGTGCCGGAAATGCCGGAATTAAAACCGTTGGTGATGTTACTAATATGATAACTAAAGAATATTCACCACTTGGTGTACAACCAACCCAAATAGTAATGGACCCAAGTTCACCATTTGCAACACAAATCCAATCACTTATTGAACAATTTAAAACAGGTGGTCCCGCGGAAACAAAAACAACGGTTAGTGGTGATGTTAACCATACTCTAACTATTAAGGGAGATGGGGGAACATCACTAAGTGATGCTGAATTTAATAAAAAAGTATTAAATGCGATAGTAGATCCTACGATTAAATCACAATTTGATAAATTATATGTGGCCAAAAACTCAGGACTTGGTGGATAAGAAATAGAAAATTCTTAAAATTATGTTTTCTATAAAAAAATTCTCAAGGTATTTATAAATAAAAAAGTATGTCAGATAGTACATTATCGTTTGCATCTTCGTCAAATTTTAGGGATATATTATTAGCCCGTAATTTACAACCATATTCGGTACCAGGATCTTATTCTCCTAGTAGTAATAGTGTTAATTACGAAACAAGTATATCTGTAAACAATGTCATTGATTCGCCCGATTCTTTAATATCAACAAACATATTAGCAGATGGATTATACTCACTTAATGAGTACGGACCTGATGGTGGTTATGATGGGAAATATTCAGTACCTGGAGCACCATTACCTGTTGCGTCAAATTCAGGACCATACGCACCAACTGATACGGTATTAGATTTAGTAAATGAATTTTATATTGATGCTGCATACGTTCAAAATGTTTATGGACCTGAAGGTGGTTATAAAGATTTAGTTATCATTACTGACGTTGTTGGTAATCCTAAATTATATACACCTTATTGGGATCCTTCTTCATTTGTCAACTCAACATATTCACCATATGAAATAATTTTTAGTGATAATCCAACAGGATCTAATGGACCGTTATCACAAGATACCTATTTAGCCAAAATTGGTGCTGCTCAACTTAAAAGTTTATTTGAGGAAAGAATTGCGAGTGAAATACTACAAACAACTATTGGTAGGGTTAATTTAGATTCATTACAGGATCCATTTAGTGCTAGTATGGTTGCAACGGGTAAACAACCATTTTTTGATAAAAATTGGAGGATTACCGTACCTGAAAACCCAATAACTGCCGCAGTTGGATTGGCAAATAGACTAACGGGGACTTATTTCCCTGTTTCATTTATTCCGGGTGATTATTTTAATGAAAACTTCATTGATTCTCCTCAGACTGAATCGGCTCTAAATGTTGCGAATAATTTAACTGGAGGATTTTTAGGTCCTATATTAAATAGGTTTAAGAACCCGTCTGAAATATTTGTTGCGAACACAGGGTTTGGACAAAGATCGGTTTTATTTTCAAGTTTAGATTATAACAAATATAGACCGGCATACAATAGAGGAATTATACAAGGTGCCACAACGGCAATTGATAGATTATTTGATCAAGATAAAGCACAAAGTGGTGGTTATTATGTTGGTAGTGCAAATTCTGAACCTTCACAAATTGATTCACCGGCAAATCAAGTACCTATCGGTAAAGATGGAAGACAAATACAAACAATTGTATATGGTCCTCAGGAACTTGGTATTTTATATGAAGGAAATGAATCTCAATTACAATTTGGATTAAAAGGAAAATCATATTCTAATGGTGGTGGTATATCAGGACAATTTGTTTGGACATCACCAAAATATAGAGACAACGCAGGTTTTAAAGTAGGACCTGGAGGTGCGGTAACTAACTTAGATCAGGAATTTGAATCTATAAGAAGTGACTATGATAGATACCAATCTACAGACATAGACTTCAAAGGAGATTCAATCTTAGATAAAACACAAAGACTTATTGAGTCTGCGGATAAGGTACAAGGACAAGCAAGATTAAAACACGTAGGTAATGCAATTAACCAAGTTTCTAAAGTATTCAATGATGGGTACAAGGAAATGACTAAAGGGTCAATGGTGTTATCGTATACTGATCAGACAGATGGTTCTCAAGCGGGTATTGAATATTGTAGAGTATTCCAAAAGGATACCCCTTATTTCACATATGCTGATTTACAAAAGAGTGATGGTATTACTACGGAAGGTAGAAAATTCTCTTATTCTGTATTGGATAAGACTTATAACCTTAACATTGCTCCACTTAAGAATCCGGGGTCAACAAACATTGTAGACAACAAAGTTAAAAAATATATGTTCTCTATTGAGAACTTAGCGTGGAGAACTTCAGATAGACCTGGGTTTACTTATGATGATTTACCTGTTTGTGAAAAAGGACCAAATGGAGGTAGAGTCATGTGGTTCCCACCATATGATATATCATTTAGTGATGATAGTACACCTGATTTCTCGTCAACTAATTTCTTGGGAAGACCCGAACCAATTTACACGTATAAGAATACTTCAAGAAAAGGTAGTATAAGTTGGAAGATTGTTGTCGATCACCCTTCTATTATGAATACTATTATTCAAAAACAATTATCAGGAGCGGCAAAAGAAAGAGTTGATTCAATTGTGGATTCATTCTTTGCGGGATGTACAAAATATGATATGTATGAATTGGGTATTAAATTTAATACGATACCAACAAGAGATTTATTTACATACCAACAAATTTTAAATAACCCAAGATTAACCAATGAAGAATTGGGGCAAGTTGCGTTTGAAATACCTAGTGATACTGCTATTAATGCCGCTAGTGTAAAAGACGCTCAAAATTCAGATGGTTTACCAGCTGGTGTTGGAAATGAGTCAAAAACTAAAAATGCTGAATCAACTCCACAACCAACAGACATATTAGATGAATTCTTAAATTATGGATTTTATTTTGAAAATGATTGTCCTGAATGTTATGGCACATATGCAACAACATCAACACAACCATTTGATAGTTGGTATACAACATATGTTAATAAAAAATCAACAACATATGTGACGAAGGCACCTGATAAAGTATATGTCGGTAATAATGAATTTACAAAAGATGGTATTCAATCATTCTTTAGTGATGTAATTGAAGGTAACTTTACTAAAATAAAAACTGACTTTTTGGCAAAATTAAAAGAAGTTATAATTGATAAAAAGGGTACCGTTAAAATAACATTAAAAGGTTCGGCATCGGCACCTGCAACCGTCGGGTATAATAAAAATTTATCATTAAGAAGGGTTGATACCGTTAAAAAATGGTTTAATAATCAAACACTTGGTGATAAAAAAGTGAGTGATTTAATAAAGGAGAATTTATTAACTATTGATTTTGATGCAACTGGTGAACAAACGATAATACCTAAAACAACATCAAACAATAATACATCTGTTGATTGTTCGGTGGATATTAAACAAGGGACGGCAACAGGACCTGTAACTAGTGCATCACAATGGTGGTCAGTACCTGCAATGGCTTGTAGACGAGTTGCGTTATCAAAAATTGAGGCGAAGGTACCACCTGAACCAAAAACCGATGAAACCCCTACCGTTACGGACACATCAACCACACAAAAAGATCCATCAAAAATTGATCCAAATGGTAATCCTTCCAATACGATCAAACCAACACCTAATATAACGGTGGAACAAAAAATAAAAGATGGTATATCTAAAAAAATATTAAGATTCTTATTTTCAGAGTGTGATTATTTTGAGGTCATTAAGGAAACTGATCCTATGATTTACGATAGTATAAAAGAAAAGATTAAATATTTTAATCCTGCTTTCCACTCAACCACACCTGAGGGATTGAATGCTAGACTAACGTTCTTGAACCAATGCGTGAGACCTGGTCAAACAATTCCTGTAATTGGACCTGATGGTAGACCAAAATATAATGATGCGTTAAACACGTCATTTGGGGCTCCTCCGATCTTAATCTTAAGAATGGGTGACTTCTACCATAGTAAGATTGTTCCTACATCGTTAGGTATAACTTACGACCCAATAACATTTGATTTAAACCCTGAAGGTATTGGTGTACAACCAATGATAGCTAAAATAACATTAGCGTTTAACTTTATTGGAGGACACGGACTTAAAGAACCTGTGGAAGAATTACAAAACGCATTATCATTCAACTATTATGCGAATACTGAAATTTACGATGAAAGAGCTACGGCAACTGAAAGTACTGAAGCGAGAGACAAATATATGGTTGAGAAAATTTTATCTAATCAACCTAAAACAACTACTTCGGATGTTGTAAATCAAGAACCTAAAAAAGGTGGTGAAGCGATTGGTACAATATCGGGTGATACTGATATTGATTACACTAAATTCGTTAATGACTATTGGAATAGTACTAAAGAATATTTTGATACATTCATTAATACTAATGCTAGTGTAGGTAAAAATTATAATATTGGTATTGTTGATTTATTATATAATGAAAGAGATTATTCTAAAGGAACTGCGGATTTCACACCAGAGATAGAAGTACCGATTTATGGTAAACCAAGTCAAGTTGAGGATAAATTAGAAAAACTATTCAATAAAGTTAATACTGACATATCGCAAAGAAATGACCCTTTTATGTTATTAGTGACGGCAAATGACCAATCAATTAATAATAGTGATAAGAGAGAAATTGAAAATAAATTAAAAGAATATGTTTCAGGTATTAAAACTGATTTCATTAGTAATGTAAGTAATAGTGTGAAGGATTTAGTTTTGTTACAACAGAACTATATTCAATATATAAGAAAGGCAAACTTGGTGTTATCAAAAACTGATGGGGTAATGAATTCTAATAATGAACCTGAAATATATGATATTTCAGGGGATACATTTACTCAGTTACAAACTTATTTGAAAAAAATAACAGATAAACACATTGAATTTTTTAACACAACGGGATTAGTTAATACTGACGAATGTTTATATTTAAATGAGGATTTTTATAAAAAATTATCATCAACATTTATAGATAACAATACATCAGGTAATTTCTCAACCGTGAGTGCTAGAAGTAGTAATGGTTTAATGAGTGATGATTCGGCGAATAGATTTTATCAAATTATGGCACATATTTTAAATGATGAAAATAGTAAAACAGAATTAAGAAGTGTGATATTAAATAGTCAAAATTATAGTAATATACAATTTGTGACTGAAGTTGTGGATAAAGCAATTAAAGGTTGTTCGGATAGATTTAATCCGTATACGTTAATTAATAAAACAAGATACGATGCAATTAAAACTAACCCAAGATATTTAACTTTAATTAAAAGTCCAATTGAGGATAATATTAAATTTGGATTAAAATATACAAAAGTTAGTGGAACATCACAACAAAAAAATGATATAAAAGATTTGTATTCAAGTGTGAATGTAAACAATAAAGAAAAAACCTTTGATGGTAAGGTAAAATTTAATTAAAAATGAATTTACAATATTATAACAGATATAATGAGTTTTTAATAAATGGACAACAAACCGTTGTTCCATATGTGAGTTTACCTGCAAAAACAACCGATAAAAACTTTATTTATAAGGTAGGTCAATCAAGATTAGATAAGATATCATTCCAATATTATAATAGTCCTTATTTTGGTTGGTTAGTGCAAGTTGCAAATCCACAATATAGTGGATTGGAATCAAACATACCTGACGGTGCAATTTTAACAATACCGTTTCCTCTTGTTAAATCTTTACAAGATTATAAAAATGAACTAGACAATTATTTCTTCTACTATGGCAGATAAAGGTGAAAACATATTAGTGGAATTTGATTATGACAATATTACCTTAATAGATCCAAATAAAATTATTGATAATGAAGGTAATGTAAGTGATAGATTAGTTAAACATGAGAATCTTGTGTTTTATGCTAATCTTGAATGTAATGTATTACCAAGAACTAAATTGGCTTTAGGGTCGGCATTAAATGATTCGGTTAGAACTGTTTCTGTAGGTAAGATTAATTTCTTAAATCCTGGTAATAAAAGTTTTTTAGATAATAGATATACTGATGAAATTACAGGTAAAGGATCTGTACAGGGTCAAGGTGTAAATCAACCAAAATTAACCGCGGTCCAAAACCCAAACAAATCTGATGACTTTTACCTTACTCAGAATACGTATTCAAACGGAACTCCTGGTGCGGTGGATAATGGTTTATTAGGGATAACTGATATTCAGGTTGCAATTGACACAAGTTTCTTACCAACAGTAACGGTTAATTTAGTTGATATAAAAGGAAGGGCTTTATTTGAAGGTGGTAATAATTCACCTTATTCCGCTTTCTTCCAATTACCGTATCCATTATTTAATTTAACGTTAAAGGGTTATTATGGTAAAGCGGTTCGATTACCGTTAATGTTACAATCATTCACATCAAACTTTGACAACACGACCGGTAACTTTAAGATTACATTGAAATTTTTTGGTTATAAGTACACGGTAATGTCTTATGTGAATTGGGGCGCTATGATGGCGGTACCACATATGTATAATAATTTTGTATCGTCAACCCAAACAAGTACAAACACACCTGCGGGATCTAACCTTGAAAAAACAACACCAAAAATTGTTAGTAGAGGATATCAGAAAATGAAGGAATTATATTCTGAATATAAGGCAAAAGGATTGGTTGATGATGATTTCCCTGAAATTACAATTACGCAATTAAAATCACGTTTAGATAGGTTTATAAAAAATATATTAGAAAAATTCACCAAAGAAAATTTGGGGGTTTTAACTGAGTTAGATAATTTCCAAACACAATTAACTGAGTTCCAAAAGAAAGTATTCTTTTATGGTGATTCATGGTTTGAGACATATATGGATAAAACTACACCATATACGTTAAAAGATACTAAGGAAGTTGTGTACATCTTCAAAAAAGAATATGATCTTAATAAACAAGCTGAGGCAGAAACTAAATTAAGTGGTATCTTTACTGAATATCAAAAACTTTTTGATAGTAATAGTGTTGCTGGTAAAAATGGCAGTTATACGGTTGGAGGTAAAACAACAAAAAGTGAAGTACCCGTAAATGCAACCGTGGAAAAATGTTACGCAAAAATCAATCCATCAACGGATATAGATTTTGCGAAGACATATGAAGAAAGAACAGGTAAACCGGCAAAAACACAAACTGAGTTAGATACGTTCATTGCAGCAAATGCAATACCACCTAACACTAAGTTTTTTGTGTTTGAAGGAACTGATTATTTTATTGGTATAACCGAAAAGGCGGCTAAAAACTCATCAACTCTTAGAAGAGAAATTGAAGAAAAAATATCTGAAAACTTAAATGAACAATTAAGTAATAAAGATACTGGTGTTGGGTTTAAACCAACCATAAGAAATGTGTTGGCGGTTTTCTTCGCACAAGGTGAGGCATTTATTCGTTTGATGGATGATGTTCACTCTAAGGCTTGGGACATAAGAGAAAACAAATATAGACAACAGGCGATATTTGGAAGTAATAGTAGTGCACCAAGTGTTGACGTTAAATCGTCTACACAAAATAACGAACCAATTTATCCTTGGCCTCAGGTTATTAGAGAAACTTTGGGTGATAATAAGGAAGAAAAATTTGAGATTGTTTATCCTGGTGATAAGTCAATTGCAACAATGACAAAAGCTTACATTCCTGAAATATGGCCTGAGGTTGAATTTGTTGAAGAATTTATAAAAGGGTATACCGAAAGAGAACCTAAAGAACCTGATTATGGTGACGAATCTAATGTGTTAACTAAACCTAATAGATTAAGTTTAAATGCCCTTGACTTCCCTGTTTCAAATGAAGTGTTCCAAAACAAAGAGGAGATTAAATTCTTTTATGAAATATATGAAAGAATTATGGTTAATACTTATTATTCCAAATTAAATAGACAATCAGGAAATGACTCAAGTATATTTATGGTTGAGGCGGAAGATGAGAAAATTAACATATTAAAAAGTTTGGGTAATGATAATCCATTTTTAACTCAAAAGTTAAAACAATACCTAATTGACCAAAATAATTTCTTAACATTTTTAAGACACATCTCCAATCAAGGTGAGGGTGAAAGTTGGCAAAAATTCATAAGGGGAGAATTTACAATTAACTACCTTAAGAACAAAACAAACACACCATTTGAGTTATTTAATCAAGAAATATTAACAAATGAAAGATCCCAACCAGATGTTTCATTAACAGATG